TTTGGAGCGGCAGCATTATTTTTTACATAAGAGAATACTGTATAATTGGTGTTTGCGGAAAGGTTTGTAATAAGCGCATATCCGCTTCCAACGGGTGTGACTATAGGTGTATCAGCACCTTGCTGTTTTGTATCAAGATTTATGAATATCCACTCTAGAGGATTTTCAAAGGTAATATTCGGACCTCCCGCAAACATATACCCAGCACCAGAATTATTTGTTAAGAAGTCTTCTTGTCTCTGTGATAAAAATTGTACATCACTAACACTCTTCGGTCTTCCTCCAGGAATTTCAAACAAAGAGTTGTTTATTTTCGGGGATATAGTAATACTTTGTGAACTGGCACCAAGTCCTGGATTTTCACCTTGAAGGTTTCCTGCGGGGGTAATTGGAATAGCAAAATCTAACGTTTGTGCCCCTGTTCCGCTAGGATTCACTTCACCAATGGCATAGACATCACGGAAGTTCTGGTTTGGCAGCATCGTGACATCGTAAAGATATATACTAACCCCTGAAGTGTCAGTCTCATAGATATTCCTAGTGATAGACTTGATTCTGGCAGTTCCGATTTTAGTTATTTGGTATTCGCCCGGGCCGAGTTTCAGCAAATCGAATTGTTTTTGGGTCGCAATGTTTGATCCTTCTGGCCACTTTCCCAACCCAGTATCTATGCTCGAAGAGTTAGTTATTGGGACATAATTCTTATATGCAATGGTGGTTGAGGTGCTTGATAATAATACGGTGCTTATTGGTTTGTTGATGGCGGAATCTATATCATATGATTGTACCAATCTATAACCGTCAACAAATGCAGTTGCTGCGCCAGCAGATGATAATCCTTGCACTGTCATTGTAATAGTCTCGTCAGTATTTCCCGGTTGATACGAAAGACTAAATGGATTTACTATGAAGTCGCCATTAGTATCAAACTGACGTAATGCCATACGCTTTTCGATTTCATTATAATTAGTATTACCTCCCTTCACTTTTGCAATATATCCGTCCCTTATTTCTGCATAAGGCACGAAGTCTAATGGATCAGTAATTTCTGCCTTCGTGCTAAGTTCCAGTCGTATACGATAACGGTCTGCGCCAGGAGATGCCAAGTTAGGGACAACACCCTGATTATCATAAAGAGCAGTATCATCCTCTACAGTAACGATGTCTTGGATAATCTTAAAACCAACATCGACATCGACATCAACCTCATATGGTGAGATAACAATCTTTTGTTTGGGAACAAAGACGAAGTGTCCTTGTGTGTAAAAAGAGTTAGATTGTATACCAAACAACAAACCTTTGCCTGTCGATAACGGCACACCAGATCGATCTGCTACATGAAGCGGAGGCGCAGGGTCCCCATTCACATCGATCAGTTCATCCCCGTCTTCAAACCTTAGTATTTCACCTTGGTTAGGATTGGCATTAACATCCTGATTCGATGAAGTATAGTTTCCGTAAAGTGTTGCATAGTCTTCTTGCCCAATTGGGTCAACTACAAATGTAACTGTGAATTTTAATCCATTATGAACATTTGTATCTGGCGGTCCTTTTAGAGTTTTTCCAAGATATCTTTTCGCTGAATTAGTAGAGGTTAGGTCATCTTTTTTAATCAGGACATACTCCGACCGAGAGAGATTTGGACCTGATGAACTAGTAGCAGCACCATCTTGAAAGATATTATCTGCAAATCTAGTGACTTGATTCTGTAAAATAGTCTGTAACTGAGTCAGTTCCCTTGCTTGTAGATAACGAGAACTATTGAATAGTATCTTATGAAAACCCGCACTATCGGAGTAATCATCATGATAAAATTCTTTAATAGTCTGTTCTGTATAATCTTTCGGCATTATTATATCCTTTATAAATCTATAATTATCTTGATATCTTCAGTTTGATCAACTTCGCGCTCAATAGCGACCCTATTATCTATGTATAAAACTTTACCAGAGAAGTTATCCATGTTTCCAGGTCGCAGTGCGACCGATGGTCCTGGATCGACAGAACCATCCATCCCAGCAATCTTTAACAATGCTGTATTAGCATTGGTAAATGGGTGATATCCAGTAGATAAATTCTGGTGGCAGTGTACAATTCCTGTGGTTGAAGTAAGTACCTCGTAGTAATCTATGATTGCCTTCTTGATTATTACCCCACTCGCAGGGACTTCATAAACGATTGAGTTGGACCTAATATTACTAGCATCAAAACTTCCAGATACCGTAACATACAACTTTTTCATAGAGTCACCGCGTAAGGCAGTAAGCAGCTTTGGGTTATCTGAATCGGTCATAAGATTTTTTATCAAACCAAATTGACGGAAATCATTCTGAACATTAAAGGTTTTATATTCATTACCAACAAGTCTTGTTGTATACATGAGCGCAGAAGTATTTAAGTCGTTCCTTGGGTCAGCACCCATCCCAAGAGAATTCAGACAGACTATTGGGCGCAGTACTGCGCCAGTGCCTGTGCCAGATGAGTCAACACCGAGTTCTGTCCATGTCTCCTTCCCATATCCCTCACCAAGAGTATAGGTGGTCGCGCCATCAAATTTGTCCTTCATAACACATTGAAATATTTTACCCCTATTATCTGTTCGCGCATACGCTGTTGCTTGTGTTACGCCTCCGTAAACTGCGACAGAGATTGTATTATTAGGAGGATACCCGACTCCACTTGAGTCCACGGCAATACCAATTACCTGTCCAGGAACTGCCAATTGCTGTAAGTCGTACTGCTCTTTCCTAGAAAATGATAGTTGATCCAATTCTTTTCCATCGACATCACTTGGGTTAGGTACACGCTCCACTGGAATATAGTTTGAAGTAAGATATCTTCGGGCAGTAAACACCCCAACATTATACATAAACTTCCAAGCGTATCCATCACCACCCGTGAAAACGGACGAAGTGGTGCCAGTTGGTTTAGTTGTTGAGTTTCTAACAACTCCATTAGTACCGATGCCTTGCTCTATACAGATGTAAACATTATTTTGATCAGTGATAACATAGTAAGAACCTATAATGTCGTTCAAAGTTCCAATAGTCGTGTTTGAACTGTAGTCATTATCCCAAGCAGTATATATCGATCCTGCAGACCAGTTAACGCGAGGAATAACATAAGATACATCCTCAACTTTCTTTGCGGATTGCAGAGATGATTGAAATTCTATAACATCATCGGTCGAGGCATTGGGAGCAGGAGGATTTCCAATAGTTGTCCATTCCTCTGCTTTGCCGATACCTATCCAGTAATTATCGGCTGGAACTGCTGGAAAAAGTACAGTGTCTGCGCTGTCAACTGGATTTTTACCTGTATAAGAAGCATAAAGTTCATCAAGTAACTCTCTCTTCAAAATATCTGTTATTGTTGCTGCCATTGTTATCTCCGAGTTTACTCTACCAAAATTTATCTAGTTTTATGAAGCAAGAATCACCAGCAGATAGATGACCACTGCCGTATATGACCGCTGTTGTATCTGGTATAAAGTGCCAATAGTCTGATGAGTCGGGTAAAAAGTTAAATGCGATAGGAAATCTAGCATTTGCGGGGGGACTGGTGGCGGGTTTAGATGTAGTTTTAAAATACACTTGCCCTATATACTGTCCAACCACTTTGTAATTTGAAAATCCAGCAACGGTGACTTTCTGGTACATAGTCAAAACAGTTGGTGTCTGCACCGAATCCCACTGATTATTGTTATAGTCCATTTGGGGACCATCCATAGTCATTTTTGATCCTAATTGATCAGTCTGAGAAATACGAAAGTTGGCATAATCTTTCATATTATCATTAGGATTATAGGTATTAATTTCTCCAGCGAATGGTTTAGTGTTAGTGGTACTAGTAGTAGTACCAATCACGAATTTTTTTCCTGGCCAGTCATCTGAATTATTGTAGGCAGCCTGCCATAGATTAGCAAAGTTGTTATTTATCTTATCTGCGGCATCGCGCAGACTATCGCCAGTGCCATCATTAGCTACACTACCTTTAGAAATTGTTTGTTGAGTTGGTATTGCCATTAATATATTCTCTTCTTTATCTTCTATGACTTTATTTATACGTCCACAAAGTAATAATTATCTAAATTATTAGACTATTATTCTATGGCGCGTCCGGTAATGGTATCAGAGAGTCTGGATATCGAGCATACTTTAAACTGTTTGTCCTAGAACCAGCAGTTTCATTATTAATCAGGTAGACCCCATGAGTCGTAGATGTATTTAGATTAGGATTATTATTTTCTACACTATAAGTGTCAGAAAATACCGCACCACCTTCAGTAGTGGTTAGCGGTATTAGTGGTAGAATGTTACTATTGTCTATGGTTATAGTTGAAGGATACACTTTACCAGTTCCCGCATAGCATCTAATCAGTCCATTTTCTACGACTATCCTTAATCTAAGTTCAGTTCCTTCTGTATGAGGATATGGCGCACTGATACCAACTATATTCCATTGTGTACTCTGTCCAACTTCAACCAGAGCAAGAAAGGAGTCTGTACCGCTAGCACCAGCATACCAGACCAAACTTAATCCAAAATCAGAGCGACTAGTATCAACACAAACCATCGGTCCAGCAGAGGTTTTGTAATCTCCTGCCCAACGCGTTTCCGCTGATACATTCCTAGATGCAATATTTTTATAAGCAGATGCCCTAGAAGTTCCGCTAGAACTCGGAGAAGCAATTGTCCAGTTTGTTCTTTCCCAATAAGGAGTTCCATCAACTGCGACCCCATTCTGATCGATTGCACCTTCCACTGTGACAGCGTCCCAATAACTGACACCTTGAACTTGCAGAAGATGTGCAGAAACATAAAGAGGAAGATCGGATATTGTGTCACTCAAGGTAAGTCCGATTGACTCATTGTAAAGGGGAGGATTAAACGGCACTCTATAATTTGCACCGTCATTGCGGTCTGCAAGATAGTTTAAACCGAATTTCGTGGTTTCTCTTCCCTCTGGAGAGACACCGTTTGGCCACCAGTTCCAAAGAATATTCGGCCACGCCACGCCATTACTTGGGGAAGCCGGAGCAGGAAATATCCCAGCAGCAAAGTAAGACTGGTATCCACTTACCGCAACAACAGGTTGATATAAGGAACTATTTGCAGGAATGGGATATCCAGCAGAAGCGTCACCCTGTGCTTCTAGGGTATTCTTGCATGTATAAGGACCATAATTAGAACCGTCAGGAGCTTGTGCCTCTAAAGGTTTCCACGGAGTGTTCAGGACTGATGTATTCCATACATTATTTTCAAGTTTTACATTAAATCCCAATCCCGGAAGGACAGCCATATTCAAAAAGAATTTGAACCTAGAGTTAGGGGAGGTGTTATTGATACCACCATAGGGAATATTAAAAGTATTATCGTGTATATTAATATCCTTTGCTTGTTGAGGTGCTGTAGTCGCAATACCAGTACCTACATCAGATGATGTAGGTGTTCGCGTCACTGGAGTCGAATTATTGCGAGGCGTGATATTAAACTCGCCAGCGGTGGCGCGGGAGACAGTGATAAGGTCGGACTTCTCTGTATCAGGACCAGCAGTAAATGTAGAGTTTCTAATTTCGATACCTTGAGCGTCTCCCGTAATATTTATAAACCGATATCCAGGATTATACGCTTTCATATTGTCTACAAGAAGATCGCGAGCATCTCCTATACTAAGCGGACCTCCAAAATTTCTTCTAGTATCATCATTGATACTCACTTGATCATATATCTTGACATTTCTAGCGTAGTGAGCGACTGTTGTTCCCGAATGTCTATTATCATGAGTAGTGCATCCTCTAAGAGTTATATCATAACCCGATGTTATATCGAACCCGTTTTCACCATTATTAGAAGAAACAGAATTAATGACTTCATGGTTCCCACCAACATCGTCCCATCTTATTCTACCTAGAAATCTCGTATCAGCATATGGACTATTAGAGTGCCACACGATGCCATCATTAGCACGACACCTAGTGACTTTACAATTCTGTATCAGAGTGTTTCTTACTGGGAATCCTCGATCTGAATTTGGGTAATCACCCTTGCTACCATAAAACCCAAAACCACCATTCATCGCGTCTGTGGTAACACAGTTATCGATGAGGTAGTTTTCTCCAATATTAAAAGATGTCCCCAGTCTAGTATACCTCATATAACAGTTTTTCAATGTAATATCGTTACACCAATCATCTTGTAATTCTGCACCTATTTGCCGATTGATACCTGTACCATCAGTTGAAAATGCGCTACCACCAGAGCATACGATTGTAAGTCCTTCAAATGTCATATGCTTAATTCGTTTCATGCTGAACACATCGGCCGCATCAACAATCTCAAAATGGTGGGTAAGGATATCTTCTCCAGGTTTGGGTTTGTAATAGACTTTCCGTGGTGCTACGTTTGTCATATAGAACTGACCTTCTTCCAAATTCGCAGCAGTATTGTTCGAGTTGCTCCAAGTGACATTTATTGCCCTAACAACTCCGAGTATACCATCGGTATTCCATATTGTTTCAGGACAACCAAAGAGTACAGATTTGCTTACCGATGCATCACGAACTTGGGGATTATCCGTTTCCCACACCCCAGCATATTCAGTAGAGTTTTCCCATCCAGACACTACATTAGCCTGAGAAATATACATGTTTGGATACTGTTGCGAGGAATTGGTTAAAGGTCTGTCGATATCTCTCCTCTGATATGCTGAAGAATTGGGATCGCCTTTAAGAGTTATCGGGGCATCAGATATTCCATATTTGTCCGAAAAATAAATTCTATTTGCATCTGAAGACTCGTTCAACCGATAAGGATGCTTAGGTCCATTATCAATTCCAATAGTTGTCCATCCAGGTTTGATTCCAACATTTAGAGCTTTTGCAAGAGTTTTCCAAGGATTTTGTTGAGTCCCGTCTCCAGAAGCATCGTTGCCCAGAATATTATCAAGATAATTTATGTTATCTACTGGCGTTGGATCATTTCCTGGATCATCGCCTGGATCGTCAGCATAAATACCAAGCTGGTTTCCAGTGCTTACCCACAAATGTGATCCATACAGAGGATTTGGAGTAATCCCGTCAGTTAAAAATTGACCGGCTGGGACGCGTCTGTAATATTTGTCGCTGACGAGTCGTCTAATAGGAGTGCAAGCAGGATAAACCTTATAAGAATTATCTCGATCAAGGTATCTCCAATATTCGCCTTCTGGTTGGCCATTCCCGTCAAGTGGTCCCCGCAAAGACGGTTCGATGTCCAACCCATCGTCATACCACCACGCTTCGCTAAATTTATACACGGGTCCAACAC